TAAAAAAAAGGGGTGCCGGATTCGAACCGACGACAGCCATTCGTATTCATATGAATACGAGCGCTCTAATAGGATAATATCCCACACCACTGAGCTAAGCCCTTTTTCATTATATGGTATGTAATTTCTGCGAAATTGAAAAAAGAAGAAGGAAATTATTTCCTTCTATAAATTCAAAACCTCTAATTGTCTAAGTCCGAGCTCCATCAACTCTTCCTTATTCTCATAGTCCCTTGTAAATTCAATAGCTTTAGTTGTTATTTCCTCTTCCGATAATCCTAATAGATCGTTCATTTGTCTAAAAATATCTTGCATATAGTTCCAACGTTTTACTCTAAAGTCTCGCTGATGTTCAATTTTATGCGCGTACATATTTACCAATTCGTCCAACAAGTCATTAAATTTATTTAGTTTAGCTGGATCTTTAATTTGTTCCTTTGCTATATGTTCTAAATTCAATCTAGTAACATCGTATTCGAATGATACTTCCATACACTTATATCCTCGAAATGCTTCTTTATGCGAAAAAAGAAGACAAAGTCTTCTTGATACAATCTATTTAATCATTAGTTATTTCCTTGTAGCTAAGCATAGCTCTGGCA